GAAGAAAGTTGATGGATAAGCATTTTTGAATACTTCCCGATTGTTCGTTTAGCGCATGCTACCGATATAATAGTTGCAGCAGAAGCTGCAGCTCCTTCAACATGTGAGTGAACCTCACATCGGAGTTTTCGTATAACGTCAACTGTTGCTAGACCTGCAAAAAGAGACCCTCCATAAGAATTAATATGCAAATGTATAACTGGTGCTGTTTCTAAAAACAGTTTTGTAACAGCTAATTTTCTATCTAACTCATATAATATTGAATTTAGTTCTAGAGCATTTTGTTCTGTAATATCTCCGTAGAAATAAACATTGTTTTCTACCACTCTAACAGTACCACTACTAGAAGCAGCTGGTGCATTGATAATAAGCGGAGCGGGGTACGGTTGGTTTTCTTCACCGGCTTCACCGGTTGTATTATATTTCCAGTTCATAAAATAATTAGCCTTCGCATGAAGAGCATGTTAGAATTGATCTTGCTAGCTCTTGCGCAGGGTTAGCAGATCGTTGATAGTATAATGACTTAATTCCTTGCTCCCAGGCAAAGATTAAAAGCTCATTTACTTCTTTCGGTTTTGTAGATGGTGGAATCATTAAATTTAATGATTGACCTTGATCAATAAACTTTTGTCGCTGCGCAGCTTGAATAATAATTTCTTTCTGCGAGATTTCACCAAACGTTTTAAATATATCTTTCTCTTCTGGTGTAAGGAAATCTAAATGCTGTACAGAGCCGCCCTTAACAAGAATAGACTTCCATGTCTTATCATCATTCTTACCCTTCTCAGTTAGTAGTTTAGATAGCTCTGGATTACGGTACGTAAATTTACCCTTCGCAAGATCCTTAACAAAGTAGTTACTATTCAACGGTTCAATTGAAGGTGATACTTGACCTAAAATAAATGAGCTTGAAGTAGTAGGTGCAATTGCCATTGTAGTAGAGTTTCTAATACCATACCCCTTTAGAAGATCCGGCTCTCCGAATATCTCGGCTAACTCTCTTGTTGCTTTATCGCATTTATCTTTAATTGTTGAGAATATACCTGCATTAAGCAACTTAGCTTCCATCGACTCAAAAGCTACCTTACTTGCTTGTAGGAAAGTATGCCATCCTAAAACACCGACACCGAGAGCCCGTTGTGTAACAGCGAACTTATGCGGAGCTTCCATATGCTTTATACCTTCTGTTTTCTTAATAAACTCCGACATTACAGCATCAAGAAAATATACAAGAACTTCTACTGCATCTGTATCTTTTATCTCATCCCATTTAACAAGATTGATAGATGATAAATCGCAAACAAAAGACTCGTCTTCATCTGTAGATAGAAAGATCTCAGTACAGAGATTACTAGCATTAATTCTCTTACCTTTATCCTTATAGACTTGCGGAGCATTATTATTAGCTGTATCAGACCAGAAGATATAAGGGTAACCAGACTCGTAACGTTTCTTAATAACCTGACCCCAAATTTTTCTTTTTACAGTATCACCATCTAACATCGACTGCATCCATTCATCTGAAATACATACACCGATAGATAGATCTTGAATAGGATCACCTTCAGATCTAATACGTAAAAATTCTGCAATATCAGGGTGATCGATAGGCAAATAAGCAGCAAAAGAACCACGTCTAACATTACTCTGTGAGACGTAGTTAATAAGAGAATCGAAAACGGTTAGTTGATGATGAACACCGGTAGCAGTACCTCCAGATGAAATCGCTGCTCCGCGATGACGTACATCACCAAAATAACCTGAAGTACCACCACCTACTTTTGACATAGTACCAATTTCTGCAACCTTGCTAAGAATATCTTCCATATCATCAGGAATATATGAACCAAAACAAGAAATTGGTAATCCACGCTCTCTACCAAAGTTTGACCAAATAGGCGAAGATAAAGAATAGAAACCTTTAGCTAAATAACCTTTAAACTTATCCGCGAATCCATCTATCTGTAAATAAGATTCAGCTGCAGCAGCGATATCATTAATACGATCTTCAGGCGTTTCACCTGGTAAAAGATATCCTCTTTGAAGAAATTTTTTAGAATCGCTGTTTAGCCAGTAGAAATCGCTCATATTTGTTTTCTGTATTTATATAGTAAGTCAGTTTAAACCAGGTTATTATACTAATTAGAAGAGATCGTCTTCACCGAAAGATTGATTTTTCTTTGAGTATTCAACTGGTCGTGAGTGGAAGAAATCGGTCATATTATTGCCCAATAGCTCTTCTTCGAACCAAATTGTACCCTCTAATAACGAATTATCAATCTCGAAAGCTGGTTTAAAATTAATTTGTTTGAGTGATTCGTTGATTCTGTTCTTAATAAATTCCTTTACTATACTTGCATTAAGCCCGGGTTCTTGAATACCGTTAATCATCCAATCAACAATTTTAGCTTCTGCTTTAAATGCTTCTTCAGCTTCGTGTGCAATCTTCTCTTCTAATTCTTCATCAAAGAGTTCAGGTAGCTCTTTACGTATTGTATTGATAATCTTAATACCAACAAGAGCGTGAATATTTTCTTCGTTACGAGTATATTTAACTTGCTGATCTGTATCTTTAAGAACGTTTTTAAATCTAGCAAACCAGTTTATAACATAAAACTGACTAAAGAGAGAGACGTTCTCTACAAACAGAGTAAACAATATTAATGCATAAAGATATTGTTTCTTACTATCTTTATAGAACTTATGTGTGTATTTACGTAAGTATTTTACACGTCCTTGTATCCACTCTAATTTAAGATTCTCTTCAAATATATCTTCGAGATCGAGAACGCTTAGCAGACGCTCATAAGCGTTATTGTGAATTACCTCAGTATTAGCCATTACATATCCTAAGTCTTGCAATGCGGGGTGAGGTAAGTTTTCACCTAGCTTAGCCCAAAAAGTCTTAACAGCAACTTCAATTTGACCAATAGCAGAAAGAGTTCGAACAATAATTTCTCTTTCCTGTTCTGTTAGCTCTGTCTTAAACTGCTGTACATCTGACTTGAAAGAAAACTCTTTATCAGTCCAGAAACCATTATGCATGGCTTCGATAAAGTCTTCGGTCCACGGGTATAGGTTAGGCTTCCGAACTAATTGTTCGGTAAAAATATTTTGTGTTTCCATGTAGGTAGATTATATTACTGTTGTTGTTTTTAATCCACCGTTTGGTAAGCTAAAAGTTTTAACCATACGACTACCACCAGATTCCACGGTAACAGTTACCACACTACCAGTAACTACAGGAGTAGAAACAATAGTTCCACCTGTTGATATAATTCTATGTAAACGACCTGTTTCAGCATCAAATATTTTAATTGTTGATCCAGATCCCTGCTGTGCGATAAAAATTTTCTTATTCATGATCTTTGATATTATTTATAAAGATTGTGACTGTAGGATCGGATTTATGTGTAGCAAAATTCAAAGTATTTGTAATTTTTTTACCAGATCCTGACCCCCTAACTTTATGAAAATCAATTAGTTCGCGAATATCTTCAGAATCAGCATCTGGTAAATTTTCATCTTCAACATTTAATATATTACGTATCTCCTGCACTGAATATCCTTTATTGAGATACGTTTTTGCTTTCTTAGTTATGAAGTATTTCTTAAGATTATCTTCATCTGTATAGTCTTGAACCTTCTTTGCAAAGTAATCCTTATTGAAGGTATACTTTTTACCGGTTATTGTACAAGTTAATGAGCGTTTTGACATTTTACTTCTCCCAAGGAAAGACTAACCAATTATCATCTTCAACAATTACACCATAATGATCAACAATATTTTTACTCTTATCCTTAGCAAACAGAGCAGCATACCGAACAAAACTAAATCTATCACCGATAATATCTTTAATATGATTAATTGTATTACCTGAATCACAAATATCATCTATAACTAAGATCTTTGCATCTTCATTAATTGAATCAAAATCTATATCTTGTATAACGTTAAGATCTCCTCGTTTTTTGTCTTTATACGAACTTACATTATATCCAAGTAATTTAGCATTAAAAATATAGCTCATAATTGTAGCGGGCACCATACCACCTCGAGCAATACCTATAACATGCGTAAAATCTCTACTATTAAGCTTAAAACGTAAAGCTAAAGCTTTCGTAGTAAACTCAATTACATCATAACCAATAACTGACTCTTTCATTTAATAAATTATAACGTGAAAAATGAAAAGATCAATTAAATATATTTGTGAATGATTATGAAGAGATAGGTAAGTTGTATGAAGGTTATCTGGGTCTATCTTACGATGCAGGACCAAATGCTAGTTATACCTATAAGCAAGGCGATAACTCTTACAGAAAAGGTGCACTACCAACAGCTGTTCCAGGTAGTGGTTATAGTGCTTATAGGATGGGTCAAAATTCGCAAGGTATAACAGCTATTATAGGAGATGAGGAAGAGAATCATAATCCCGTCATTACAAAGGTGGACGAATTAATAGCTAAAGCGCATGAAGACGAGATGATGTATGCAGTTCACATGCTCAGTACGTTGAGAGAATTTATTAAAGATGGTCTCTAAAATCGGGATGCGCTTTAGAAGATAATATATCTGTTATTAAATTGAGTATATAACATGCTGCTGCGCTATAGAGAGCGGCGCGCCAGTTTAATTTACTCAAAAATAAACCACACCAAAAACCTGTGCATAACGCGCAGGATAAAAGCTTGTGAAAGAACTTAATCTTTACAAGCTCTTTGCGTATAGGGTCTAATATTTCACCATACATCAATATGAAGCAAAGCCCATAAGATGTAAGAGTAAAAAAGAATAGATCAGCCGCAGATAAGTTGGTCATCACCATCGAGAGTGTTTACTGCATCTCCCATAAGTTTTAACTCATCTTTTTTGATAATAACAACATTACCGTCATCATCAGTAACTTTATAGCGTCCATCTTCCATCTTTTCGACTTCCGGGCAACCATTTTTACCACAGCAAACCTTAACTACATTATCTGATAATCTTTTAATCATGCTCTTATTTATATTTACTATTTATATTTACAACTCCTAAATTATTGTTTATATTCTTCGGCGAAGAAGAAATAACGCTGCTAACGAATAACAAAGAAAGAGAAAGGTGGATGGTTCAGGAATTGCGACTGCCTGCAACCGAATATTATCAAGTTGAATTAGTGCAGGCCCAGTGAAGTTTTGCGGTATGTTTTGTACAAAGGACATTGTTACATCATACCCAACTAACTCTTCAAATCCAATACCAACAGTTTGAAAACCACTATCGAGCTGGATTGTTTCTCCTACGGCATTAAATAGGCTTTGAGATAAGAGAGTTTCGCCTGTGTCATTATCAATAATAATCACTTTTATTTCACGGTCTTCGATTATCTCATAACCACTTTGTGCCTTATAAGTTTTTAAATCCCAACCCGCTCTTACATCAAAAGCAACAGCCTGTGTGAATACATCAATTATGCCTATGTTTTGAGATAAAGTAATTTCTTGTACTCTACCATCAAATCCACTAAAGAAAGAATAGTTGCCTTCCATTTGCTCTGGCGTAAAAAAGCCAAACTGATTTGACCAAGCGGTGGAAGTATTAAATTGACCACCTTCAACCTTTGACTGATAAGAAGTTGAAGTTTCACCCGCGAATGTCCAACCAGTTAAATCACCAGTTTCAAAACCACCATTTATTATAGTAGCTCCATTCAGACTTGTTGCTAAAAGTAATGCTAATAATTGTTTCATTTTATTTCTTTTTTGTTATGAATTTTTTAAGTTCTAAGATTGATTCTGTAACCTTATTTAAGGCTCTACCTAATTTACTATCCTTCGGCACAAATGAAGCAATGGCGCCAAGAAAACCTGCAGTAGCAATGAAAAAGTCAGGAAGACTTCCCATAAAAGGAGCGAGATATGTATCTATAATTTCATCAATCATGGGTTTTGTGGGAATACATTTTCTATTATTAAAGGTATGTCAACATTGGTTGTTGGCTGAGGGTTAACTATCGGAAACATATTGGAAGAATTACTATGAAGAAAATCAAGACTATTAGGAGGTCTCGGGCCTATTGTCCCGGCGACACCGCGTTTAGAATTGTTAGAAGAAGAAAGATCATTTTTGCTACTTTGATTCTTGCTATCGGAATCTTGGCCACTGCTTGTGGCATCATCACCATCAGCGCCTGAATCGTCGGAAGTAGTTTCACTGCCCGTTTCAGATGTTGTTTCACTATCCGTTTCGGAGGTGGTTTCGTTATTTGTTTCAGATGATGTTTCGGAATTGGTTTCGCTACTTGTTTCAGATGATGTTTCGCTACTTGTTTCAGACGAGCTATCATTGTTAGTGTTTGTACTAACTGTACTAGCATTACTCGTACTAGATTCTCCGCCTTGATTTGCACTATCAATAATACCATTAAACATAGACAGTGAGATACCAAACGTATTATTCAACCAATTATTTAAATTTGAAAAGGTTTGAAATTCCTTCTCAGCAGTAATAGCAATTTCAATACCCTCTTCTTTTACGACACCTGCCTGAAAATACATACCAGATGCAACTGATATTAAACCAGCAAGACCAAGCGCAAGAGCCTTATCTTTTATATGATCTATAAGCTTTGTTTTTCCAAATTCACCAGCACCTTCTACAGGCGCTGCTTCCAATGTTTCTTCGACTTCTTTATTAACTTCCTCTATTTCAGAAGTAGGTTCTTCCTCTACCTCAGATATATCATCAGCTGCAATAGGTTGTGTTTCGTACGCTTGTAGCTCCTCCAATAAACGCCAAGCTGCTTCACGTGCGTTCTCATCTATTTTAGATACGATTTTATCGTCTTGTGGTCGACAAAAACGCTGTGTAAAGTCCTTCGCTTCTTCTAGCGATAAACTTGGACGATTATGTGGTGGTGTTGAATTCATCGTCTAAAGGATTGATTTATAGTAGCTGCCTAATTCGATTAAGCACAAGCTGATATGTTTCTTCTGAGCAATCATCCTTTCTTCCAGGTGCGCACATTTTATGTGTGATAATGCGCTCGATAGGAATTGAAAACTTATCCATTAGATAAATGCATTTCTTTGCGCACGAATCAATTTCTAAATTATTAGGAGTTCTTTCGTGTGTATTGCCATAAAAGGAAATACCAACTGAGTGGCTATTTAAACCTACAAAGTTTTCGTATTCACTTTTACCTGCGTGCCAAGCCTTCTTTGTATCATAAACAAATTGTGTTCGACTACCATCATCTGCAATAAGATAATGGTAAGACACGTTTGATTTGTCTTGTAAAATCCAACTCTTTGATCCATCATGTGATCCCGAGGAGTGGTGCAAAACAATGAACTTTGGCGCAATTGTTCCAGATTGATTTGGAGACTCACGATATACCTCTGTGTACTCATCTGGAACTTCTGGTTTTGATACTTCCTTCTGAGATTCTACAGGTTTAACCTCTCCCTTAGACACACTATCTAATATAGCAGTCCATGTTTTTTTACCTGGTTTACCATCAGCTACTACTCCAACTAACCCTTGTACCTTTTTAACTATATCTTCTTTTCCTTGAAAGTTCATACAAATATATTTATACAAAACCGCAAACAAGTAGAAAAATATCATATTTGAATAAATACTTATGTTATGGAAACATTATTCGAATTACTACAGGAAAACCCTTGGTTTTCAGTATTTACCGCAGCTGTCTTCTTTGCTTCATCGCTAGCTGCTGTATTGCCTACACCTAAAGAAGGATCTGTACTTGCTAAGATCTACAGCGTAGTTGATCTTCTTGCTATTAACATTGGTAAGGCAAAAGACAAAGGCGACGGTAAAAGCTAAATACTATTTTAGTATAGATGCCTACCATCGGTTTGATTAAGACTTTATTACAAGCGCTGTGTGCATATCTCCAGCTCCGTAATAAATCTTTTTATCACAACCTACATAGGGAATCACAGCAAAAGCAAGAAAACATAATAAATGAAATTGAAAGTCTTCGTAGTAAGCGTAGCGCTAGCGCTACCGAGCGCGCTGACCTCTTGCGGGACAAGCTCATCGCTGAAAAACGATACCTTAAACATATATCAGCCTTCTACGATAGTATTGACCCCAGGGACAACGATACAGACAAAGGAGGGGATATATAATCCACAAACTGAAGAAATCTGGCATTCTGATAAACGTTACAGAGAGTTAGAGCGCCAGTTATACTTCAGTAAATAATCATAAAAGCAGCAGTATTAATACTGCTGCTTTTTTTATCTATAACTATCTTTATATAAATATATCTATATGACTCAGCAGTTCGACGAAGGTGTAAAAGAGATACTAATGACATTAGCATCATTAGGAGCTACTATTTATGAGACGGATTATGTTTTAAAAGAGCTAGAGAAAAGACCAGAGTCAACTCAACAGCTCGTACAAGCTGTTAAAATAGCTGATGAGAAGATAGATGATAATAGGTTCGATCAAGTTGCACAAGATGTTATTGCTAAATTAACAGAAGAAGAACCAAAAGAAGAGCCAAAAGAAGAACCTACTCTCGTGCGAGGTGAGTTTAATAAACCGTTTTATATTTTTAATAGATTGGTAGAGGGTGGCTTAACGCCTATAGCTGCTATTGGTGTAGTAGCTAATTTAAAAGCTGAATCAAATTTAGATTCAAGCACAAAACAATATGGTGGAGGACCGGGCAGAGGATTAGCTCAGTGGGAAAAAGGAGGAAGATATGATACAGATCGTATTAATCTTGTTAAGTTCGCAAAGAAGAGAGGTGTAGACTGGAGTGATATGAATGCTCAAATAGACTTTATATTACATGAGATGAATGTTCACCCCGAATATAAAAGAGTCAAGAGGGATATTAATAAGGTAGGCAGCGTTGAGGAAGCTACTCTACTATTTCTTAAGCGATATGAAAAAGCAGGTATACCTCACACATCTAAGAGATTAAAATACGCTAAAGAGTTAGCTAGTAGGCTTCTTAGTTAAATCTACAGGCTTATAACTCGGGCTACGGACAACACCATAATGTGAAGCAGGAAACTCTCCATGCTCTTTATGGTAGTCAATAATTTCATCAATTTCTTTTTCGTCTGCATCAACTTTTTCACCAGCAGGGGTATGTATCGTAGCAAAGACATTTATATCATCGTCGAGATACTCTTCAATATATTTTACTGTGTAACCATCATCACGCTTTTCAACATACTCCCTAGATTCTTTACATATCTGCGAATATGCTTCAGATAAAAGATCCATATCCTTTTTAAAATTATTGTGCTGTGCCATATTATTATTTAATTATTTATACAAAAAAACTCGTTATTAAAGGCACGACTCTCTAATAACGAGTTTATATGTCCTAAGATAATGCTTAATTTAATAAGCGGACAAATTAAAATAGTTTATATCTTGTATGAATGTAATACTCATGTGCATCTCTGTTGAGCTCTTCACCATAAGTATCAGTTAAGTAGTTTAGTTCATCTTCAGTAAGATCTCTCTTTTCACCGGTATGGTAACCAGCACTGTAAAATGCATCAACAAAATCGGGATAATCTCTAGCATCAACACCGCCAACTTCAAGATCTGCTGTATCTTTAATATCAACTTTCGCGTGCTCGGGATGCTTTGGAGCTAGATTTTCTTTGTATATCTGCGAATACGCTTCAGATAAAAGCTTAGCGTCCCTTGTATATTTATACATAATATTATTTATTGGTTAAGGTAGTTTTTTCTTATGA